CGTTGTAAATTAACAATAAAACGTTGTTTTTCATTGAAATGTGATCAGAAACATTGCGTTTTTCATTACGTTTCAATTCCTTTGCGATTTCAATTTCCTTTTGCATTTCAATTTGTTTCGCTTGAAATTCCGCGAAAATCCTTTCAGCGGTTTGCTTTGGCGTTTCTACTGTTTTAACTGTTTTTACATTTTTTGAATTTTCCATTTTGTTTTGTTTTAATTATTAAAAATTCTGTTTTTTTTCGCTTTTCCCGTGTTCCAAAGTAGTTTAAACTTTGTAAACCAAAACTAACCTTTTTAAAAGCGTTTCGCCGTGCGCAAAAATCCTATTTGAATTTTTCGGTAGTGGGTTTCTTACTTCCTTACTACATAGTAAATATACAACGTTTTAACGTTTCTTACAAGTAAAAAAAAACAGTAAAAAATCAATGTGATATTTCTTGTAAAAAAGGTATTTTGTTGAATTATCTGCAACGTTTTAGCCTTTTTTGTGTTAATTTTTCAAAAAAAACAGCCCCCCCCATACCAGCGCGTCTGCCAAGGATATCCGTCTTTTGATTTTTCGCCGTCTATACAAAAAATATCGAAAATTAAAATTTTTTTGAACCTTCGGGAAAGATATCATTGAAAAAAGACGTGTCTTATCTATAAAAAACAAGTTCCGCTTAGGATATCATTCATAAAAAACGCCACCTATGTAAAAAACGGGGCTCACTGTTAGAAAAATCATAAGTGTTACGGTATGCTAAAAAATGTTACAACGTTAAGGCTCAAGAAGATAGGCAAAAGTGTTACAACTTTGTTACAAAAATGTTACAAAAATGTTACAGCCCTAAAATACTGAAAATAAGTAAGTTATATAAATATATATTACTTTTGTAACTAAAATAATATAATATAAGAATAAAGAGGCTATGAAAAACTGCAATTTTAACACTATTTAAATATAACGTAAGTTTGGGGAGTTTTTTGTTACAATGTTACAATATCTCCTAAGTCTTTGATTTTCTTGGGGTTTAGCTATGTAACAAAATGTAACTTTGCGTAACATCTCTAAAGATATCATGTAAAAAACCCAAAAATGTTACACGAAAACTATCAAAAATGAAAAAAAGAGGGGAAAAATTAATATTTGGGGAGGTTAATTAAAGAGGGGAACTAATCAGAAGTGATAATTATAGTTTGAGAAGTGCCACAAGAAGAAAAAAGTTTTGTTTAGAAATAAAAAACCACTACATTTGTATATACATTTAATTTAAATAATTATGCCAAAAGGAAAACCAAATTTATCTTTAAGAATTGATGAAAATTTAAAAAAAGAATTTGTTACTGAAACATATTACAACGACACAAATATGACAGAAGTTATAGAGGGTTTTGTAAAAGTATATGTTCAAGCAAGTAAAAATGCAAAAGGTGAGTAAAAGCAAAGACATATTTGAACAAGCGGCGAGTATTGTTTTGAAAAAAGAAATACAAACTATTGAAGTAAAACCAGAAAAGGAAAATAACGAAATAGTTGTGCCAAAAAAAGAAACAGATGTAAAAACCTGGTCGCAATTAACAAAAGCAATAAACACAAATCACGCCGAAAGGTTTAACCAAATCTTAGAACGATTACCAGATAGAGAATTTGTTCGCGTATATTTAAAAGGATTAGAATTTTTTAAACCAAAAATTATAAGACAAACTGGTCAAAAACCTAATACTGGTGATAACACAATAAATATACAAATCAATTATGGAAAAGGAGAGAATACTATCGATGATACTAAAGAAAGCTGATAGAACAACAACAATGTTTCAGCTAATGATTGTTCAAAGCGAATTAGACCATTATTTTGATTCATTAACTATTGTAGAAAAAGAATTTGCATTAGAACACATGGATATGATTGCAAAAGGAATAATTGCGGAAAATAAATTAAAAGAAATGTTACAAGAATAAAGAGGTATAATATGAGAAGTGGCGGGAAAAAGGGTTAATAGTACCTTAACAAACCAGTAACCCCGAAAGACACAGCGTAATGGCAACTGTTAGGTTAATTTAGTCATTTCTTATATTTTTTGTTGTAAAAAACCAAAAACATACAATGACAGAAGTAAAAAAAGAAGAAGAAAAAAAATATAGATTTTTCTTTCATTATTACAAAAGGTATAAATGTTTAAGCATACACTTTAAGGGTAAATGTTACAGAGCAAATGATGTTATTTGCGAAGTTCCAATTAACACTAAATGGAATAAAACACAGCCAAATTTAGTAATGCAAGGTTTTGCTAAAGAAATAATAATTGAAAACGATTTGTGTGTAATAAAATGAAAGATATAAAAAACGATGTTATAGGTCAATCTGAAAATGCACTACAACAAAAGTGTTATTTTTGGTTTCATAATACTTACCCAGAATACAGAGGTTTATTATTTGCTGTTCCAAATGGCGGAAAAAGAACTAAACGCGAAGCCAAAACTTTAAAACTTACTGGTGTATATAGTGGTGTATCAGATATGATATTTTTATTTAATTCTAAATGCTATTTGTTAGAATTAAAAAGAGATTTAAGTTATGCTGTTCTTTCTGAAAAACAAAAAAAATGGAAGGAATTAGTTGAAAAAAACGGTTTTGATTATTTAGTAATTAGAAATTTACAGTCCTTTAAATTTGAAATAAATTCAATTATAAATAGAAAATGAATATAGACGTAACAAAAACATTTGCAAAAACACATAAAAAATATCATGAAAAAATAAACCAGGAAATAATTGATAAAAATAAAACAGAAATAATTGAACCAATTTATAAATACCGTCAAATAGTTTCTATGGGCGGTTCACGATCCAGCAAAAGTTATTCGATACTTCAACTTTTACTTTTAGAAATGGTAAGTCGAAAAGGAATTAAAATTACTGTTTGGAGAAATTTAAAAAACGTATGTAGGCAAACTGTATTAGAAGATTTTCAAAAAATAATTATGTTTGATTACAGAATATACAAGGAAATTAACGAAAATAAACAAACTGGCACCTTCACTTATGTACCAACTAAAAGCAAAATAGTTTTTGAAGGCGCGGATAATATTGGTAAAGTTTTAGGCTCAACACAAGACATTTCTTTTTTTAATGAAATAACAGAGTTTAATGAAGAAGTTTATTTACAAATAGCACAAAGGACAAGCGATAGAATAATTGCAGATTACAATCCGAGCAAAAATTTCTTTATGGAAAGTTACAGAAACGACCCAGAAACTTGTTTTATACATTCTACATTTAAAGATAACGCATATTGCCCTCCAAATATTGTAAAGCATTTGTTAGGATATGAACCTTGGGAATCTGGAACATACGAACTTAGAGGAAGTGAATTATTTTATAAAGATAAGCCTATTTCGATACACAATCAACCTCCCGAGAATGTAGAAAACATAAAAAAAGGAACAGCGCATAAATACAACTGGCTTGTTTACGGACTTGGAATTGGTGCAGAGAAACCAAATAAAATTTATCAAGGTTGGCACGAAATAAGTCTTGAGTTTTTTGATGAATTAGAATACCCAAGTTATTTTGGTTTAGATTTTGGGGCATCAAATCCAACTGCTTGTGTTGAAGTAAAATATAATGGCGATGGAGCTTTTTACATTAAAGAAATACTTTATCAACCTTTGCAAGATATTTCTGATTCTTTGCCTACTGTTATAAAATTAAGATGCCCAGAAATAATAAAAGGAAAAGATATTATTGTTTGCGATAGTGCAAAACAAAATTACATTGATTTATTATTGAATGAAAATTATATTGCCATTGGAGCAATAAAAGGAGGAGGAAGTGTAGAGGTTGGAATATCTCTTGTTCAAGGTTTTACTATCTATTATGTAAGAAGTGAGAATTTAGGATTTGAATATGATAATTATTCTTGGCAAATAGATAAGAACGGAAAAAGCGTTGATGTTCCGATAAAAAAAGACGATCATTTGCTTGATGCCATGAGGTATATAATTTCATATTTAGTTCCTTATTTAAATATAAAATTGTAAATTTGGATTAAAATACATTCTGTTTTGTTTTAGCCCTTTTTTCAAGTTAGAGAGATTTATTGATTAAGGGGCTTTTTTTTTCAATTTAATTTTTTTGTTGTAAGTTCGTAAAAATTATATATACGGATGCAATTTAAACTTCCTAAAATTAATATACCTTTTTTTACCAGGTACATTAACGGTGATACATTTTATAATATTAAAGAACATGGTAATTGGAAGAGCTATTATGGGACAAATTTAGAAATAGCTCAAAAACACCCTATCTTAACACCCGCAATTTTATTTGTAGCAAAATTATTTTCCCAAGCTGATATTTTTATTCAAGATAAAGAAACTGGAGAAAAAATATATAATCATTGGATTTTAGATTTACTAAAAAATCCAAACTACTACCAAACACAAAATGATTTTCTTGAAGCACATAATTTTACACAAATTGCAGAGGGAAAAGCTGTTGTTTGGTTAAGGAGAACAACTGGAATGAATACACCTACATCAATGTATTTGTTAGACCCTAATCTTATAGAGTACCCAGAAGAATTTAGAACTTCTCTTACAAAAAGTAGCAAAAATAATGATGTAAAAAATAAAAGAATAATATACGATAGAGACGGAGAAAACGAATCTATTCCTTTTAGAGATTTACTTTTTTTCTACGATTTGCCTAATGGTTTGAATACAGAAAATATGTTTGAAACAAAAAGTCGTCTTGATGGCTTAAGGCAAACTCTTGTAAACACTTTAGATAGTTTGGAAGCTAAAAATGTAATTCTAAAAACCAATGGTAAAGAATTAATTACTGCTGATGCAAAAGCGGGAAGTTTTCCATTAACAGATGATGAAAAGAAAGACGTTGAAGATACTTTACAAAACAATTACGGTTCTGGTAAAAATAGAAAACGTGGAATAGTAACAAAATCAAATCTAAAGTGGCAAAGTTTACATATTGCATTAAGGGACTTAGGTTTAGATGAAAGTATAAAAGTAGATGGCAATTTAATTTATACAGCTTTACATATTCCAAAAGATATTATTTCTTTAGAAGCTAAAAAAACTACGTATAATAATTTTAAGGAGTCTATGGTTTCTTACATTCAAAATGAAATGCAACCAACATTGGATTCTTTTTTATCGACAATGAATGTTTTATTAGATGATAATAGATATAAATTAGTTGGTAATTATGAAAAAATGCCAATTATGCAATTTATTCTTATTGAACGTTATGATGGAATACAGAAAAAA